ATTGGCAAAATTGTTTAAATGACGATGGCACTCAAACTGGGCCTTGGGTTAGACAGCTATCAACTACAAAGCCACGGGATTCAGTCATTTACAAAGACGTTACTGCCCTCTACGCCACCCCACCCCAGCGCCCGTGGGTAGGGCTGACGGATGATGAAATTAAAAAAGTGATTGCCGAGGTTTCGCAGATACCGCCTATTGACTTTACTTCTACAACATATGGTAGAGCCATCGAAGCCAAACTCAAGGAGAAGAACACATGATTGACTACAGCAAAATCACTATGCCCCAAGAAGAGGCTGCAAAGTATTCGTTTGCTCAGCCACCAAGCAACATCATTTTCTACAACAACCTTGGCGATGATCGAGTCGAGGTGCTACGCATCACAAAGGAGGGCATAACTGCGAACCCTGACGTACCGACAGACGAAGCTGCTGACGCTGTAATCCGTGCGCTGGATGGCTACATCAAGAATTTAGTTCAACGCACATGGGTAGGGCTGACTGATGAGGAAGCACAATGGCTTTACGACAACTGCCGAACACCTAGCAATTTGATTGATATGGTGGAAGCCAAACTCAAGGAGAAGAACACATGACCAAAGACGAAGCCTTGAAGCTGGCGCTTGAGGCGCTGGAAACCTGCGGAGATGATGAGTGGCACACCGATGACGACTATGGAATGATGCAAGTTTACGATGACCACAAAGTAAACGAAGCCATCACCGCAATCAAAGAAGCCCTAGCAAAGCCAGCGCAGGAGCCTGTGGCATGGGGTGTATTTGAGGGAAACTTGCACGACCTATTCTTGACGCAAGCGGAAGCGCAGGAGATGGCGGAACTGAAAGGTAGCCATGCAAAGGTTCGGCCACTCTACACCACCCCACCCAAGCGCCCGTGGGTAGATGAAGCTGCCATCCGTGCCGATGAGCGTGAGCGTATTAAGGCTGCAAACGAGCCGGAAATTGAGCGTATCAATGCCTACCTTAAAAACCTAGAAGACGCTGTTGAAGCAGAGCGTGAGGCTTGTGCATTGATATGCGATGACCAAGCGAGAGGTGCTTATTGGGAGGGCGCAGACGCTTGCGCCGATGCAATCCGAGCAAGAGGGAACACATGAAGATATTTGTGTTGTGTTTGTTCCTTGCAGGATGTAGCCCAACTTGTACAGAGCAAGGTGGGTACTTGGTACAGGATGGTTGGTACTATGTTTATCAATATATTGACGCAAGCAAGGGCATCGGTTATATGCAGCCATACCCAAACTATGTTTGTAAAAAGGAAACGAATGTATAGCTATGGAAAACAAGTACGCCAAGTACTACGGGACAACCCCGATGGATTAACGGTGGCACAGGTAGTGATTGCAACAGGCGCGCCGGAGAACACCGTTAACAGACTGCTACGTAACATGCCCGATGCCTACATCGACAGGTGGATGTATCGTGGAACAAAGAAGTACGCCAGCGCCGTATGGTGCGTAGTCGTGCCCCCAGAGAATTGCCCCAAACCAACCCTGTAAAGGAAACCAAATGACTGCTGCTGAAAAACTAATCAACGACTGCGTGTCGCCCTTCACCACTACACAACGCCAGCGTTTGCAAGACCTGAGTAAAGTGCAGCCACAGGGCAGCGACTACCCCGTGCACCCCAACGTAGCTTTGGAGGCGTATATTGCCCAGCTCAAGGAGTTCTATCCCGAGATGTTTCAGACCCCTGCGACAATGAAAGAGCGTGTGTTCTTTGATGAACCACGTTCCCTAGCAACCCCCCACGCCCGCTTCGTGCGGCCCCTCAACAAGTCACCCTATCGGATCAACACATGACACCTAAAAAAGATATCCCCAACTTCGCAGCATGGAGCAATCAGAACTTGGCCAACTTCGCAGCCGAGGCGTACATTCGTATGCAGGAACTGCAAGAAGAGAACGAGCACCTGAAGCTGGACGCCAAGGCAGCGCTCGAAGCCGCACGTAAAGAAATGCTGGAGCGCATCCGATGATTGACTACGGACAAGCACCTATCAAAGCAGAGGGCGGCATCGCCGACCCCGATTCCTTCGAGTGGCAGTGCGGATGCCCTGACTGCGAGAAGAAGTACTACGACTGGAAAGCCGACTACGACAACGAGCAAGCACACTACAAGGAGAAAGAGCAATGACCCCCGAGGGCAAGGTCAAAGCTGCCGTACGCAAAGTGCTGGACGCCGAGGGTGTGTACTACTTCAGCCCTGCGGCCAATGGCTTTGGGCGTGCGGGTATCCCTGACATCATCTGCTGCGTGAAGGGATTCTTTCTGGCGCTTGAACTCAAGGCAGGCAAGGGCAAGACCACAGCGCTGCAAGACAGAGAGATCGCAGCAATCAACAACAACGGGGGCTTAGCCTTCGTTGTCAACGAAAACAACATCAACGAGGTGAAGGAAATAATCACATGGGTAAAAACGAATTTCAAGAACTCTGTGCTCGACTAGACGCACGACTGGCAGCAATGAGCGAAGACAGGGCAAAGGAGATGACACGCGTGTTTGAACTGCTGTCCGCCAGCTTTGCTAACGAGGAGTGCCGACCAAGCATCCTGATACACGGCATCGGCCACAACGTGATCGTGCTCGCAATTAACGCAGCTCCCCTCGAAGCGCTGGAGTTGTTGTCGATGGCCTATATGCAGATGCACGACAACGTGATCGGCGAAGTACCAAGCAAAGGGGAACTACATTGAGCGCACCGTATGACACAATATTAGTTTTAGATTTTGAAACTTTTTGGGATTCTAAAAATAAATATTCATTAAGTTCTATTACAACCGAGGAGTACATACGTGACGTTAGATTCAAGGATTTTGGCGCGTGCATACATGAGTTCGGAGTTGATAAACGCACTCAGTGGTACCGAGGAGGTGACGAGCTTCATCGAATCCTATCGACATACAACTGGGGACGAACCGCAGTCTTGGCACATAACGCCCAATTCGATGTTTCCATACTCTCTTGGAGGTACGGCGTTAGACCCGCCTTCATCTTCGACACGCTATCAATGGCACGCGCTTTACGAGGCTTGGAGGTTGGCAATTCCCTCGCCCGGCTTTCAGAGGATTTTGGTCTTCCCCCAAAAGGGAGAGCCGTACATTCTACCGATGGACTGGCCGTCATTGACGCTGAGACAGAACGAGAACTCGCTGAGTATTGCAAGCACGACGTATATCTCTGCGAACAAATATTCGCTCGCCTCGCGAAAGGCTACCCTTCATCGGAACTACGCCTTATCGACATGACGCTGAAGATGTACACGCAGCCCGTCTTGCAGTTGGACAAGCTCATGCTGGCCAACGCGCTGGAGGAGGAGAAAGAAAAGCGTGAGGAGTTGCTGCAGCGCTTGGGTGTGACGGACGCGATGCTGGCCAGCAACGGCCAGTTTGCTGCGCTGTTGGAGTCGGTAGGTATGCCACCGCCCATGAAGAAAAAGAAACCCACAGCCGTAACGCCCAACCCTGTGGGTATGAACTACGCATTCGCCAAGACGGACGCCATGTTCCAAGCCATGCTCAATGGAGACAACGAAGATGTGGCAGCGCTGTGCGAGGCACGGCTGAAGGTCAAGTCCACCACAGAACGCACGAGAGCGCAGCGATTCTTGGAGATTGCAGGCCGAGGCACCCTACCGGTACCCCTGAGTTATTACGGCGCAGCAACGGGCCGCTGGACGGCGAGCAAGGGCAGCGCTATCAACATGCAGAATTTGAAGCGCGGTTCGTTCCTACGCAAGGCCATCATGGCACCGCCGGGCTACCAGTTGGTGGTGGGCGACTTGTCGCAGATTGAACCCCGTGTGCTGGCGTGGCTGTCTGACTACGAGGAGATGCTCGACATCTTCCGCGCAGGGGGCGACCCGTATGCTGCCTTCGGGGCGCAGATGTTCTCAATCCCCGGCATGACCAAGGACAGCCATCCTGTGCACCGCCAGTCAGCCAAGAGCGCTCTGCTGGGGGCTGGGTATGGGTTGGGCTGGGCAGCGTTCGCAACGCAGCTTTTGGTGGGGTTCCTTGGCGCTCCGCCGCTGCGTTACTCCAAGGCCGAGGCGTTGCAGTTGGGCGTGACCAAGGATTACATCGACAAATTCCTGAGCTGGGATGACAACCTCAAGAAGCTGGAGGAGATTCCCCACACCTGCACGACCAAGGAGCTGATCATCCACTGCGTTGCTGCCAAGAAGATCATCGACATCTATCGGCAAACAGCGCATCAGGTGGTGTCGTTCTGGGAGATGTTGTCGGGGCTGATCGTGACTTCGCTGCATGGCGGGCAGGAGTTCAAGTACAAGTGCCTGACCTTCCGCAAGGAGGAGATCGAGTTGCCCAACGGCATGAAGCTGCTGTACCCCAACCTACGCCAGCAGCAGAAGAAAGACGGCAAGAAGGGGGAGATGGAGTGGGTGTACGGCGCGGACGCGACAAAGCTATACGCTGGAAAGATTGCAAACAATGTCACACAGGCGACAGCACGGATTGTGATGACTGATGGTATGCTACGGGTGTCAAAGAAATACTTCGTGGCCGGTACGGTGCACGACGAACAGATCGTAGTTGTGCCTGATGCAGAGGTGGAGATCGCTAAGACTTGGGTCTTGGCGCAAATGACTATGGAGCCACGGTATTTGCCGGGGATTCCCTTGGACGCTGACGGTGGCGCACACCGTAGATATGGGT